AAGGAAATTTGCATTTTCTATCTCATAATATTCAATAAGCTGTTTTAAACAACTATAATCCATACTTGAATTATGTAATATCAAAAGTTTATTATTTATAATTTCAGATAAACTTTCATCCCATAATTCTTTAAAATTAAGAGAGTTTTCTACATCTTTAGGTCTTATATTATGAATTCTTATATTAATTTTTTCAAAGTTTTCTCCAGTGGGTGGTTTTATTAAATAATTTTTACTATTAATATTTATACCATTTTCAAAAACTGATATACCTATAGAACAAGCACTAATTCTTTTTCTGTTAGCTAATTCAAAATCAATTGAAACAAAATTTTTTAAATCCATAAATTAAATTTTAAAATTCAATAAAAGTAAATAATAAAAATAATATCAAATTATGGTTTTCCGTAAAAAATAAAAACCTAATTACGGCAATAATTTGGTTTTAAGCAAAATATGATAAAAATTCTTCAAAAAGAAGATATAAACTTTATAAATTATTTTCCAATTTCTTCATTTCTTCTATAACAGTATCTGTGTAACCGAAAGAAATTTCTTTGATGATGTTGTTTAAGTGTCCAAAAATTATTTTGTTGTAAATAGGATAGTTTTTCTTCTTGATAATTCCATTCTTGGTTTTACGTGTTTTCATATCCACAAATCGATGGAGTTTTACTAATGAGATTGTTGCACGGAAATCAGAAACTTCTAATGATAAATTATTGAAGTTGGGATTTTTAAAATCATTTTCATTTATTAATTCACGTTGCATTTTCAGAATAGAATTTCCTTCTGTTGACAATACACGTTTTATAAATCGTTTTTTGAGAATATGATCTGCATTATCTCTACGCTTTTCGATAAGATTCATTGTTTAGAAATTAAAGGACCAACTCCACCCAAAACAATCGCTAACGCCTTTTACTGGATCAATTTCAAAGGATGAAACATCTAACTTTCTGAACATTTCGCAATTAGAATCATCATCATCAAAATGTTGGAAAAAGTATTCCAATATATTGTTCAACGTTTCCTGTGTTCGTTTGTAAATGAACATATCTTCTTGGTTATTTTTTGGCAACTTAGGATCACGTTTTTCCAAAACTAAAAACTGCATCAAGTTCCGAAACTGAATATTATCTACAGAATCCGATTTTTTACTATCCATAGAAGGAATCATAATCACTAACAAATGATTATCTGTTACTTTGTGAGATTGTAAATTTGCCACAACTTCTGATTCATCTTGTGTCATTTTAAAGGAATTTACCCCCAAATTTGCGTGCTGAATTTCAATTCCTAATTCGAATAATCGTCCAATATTTATCATGATGTTGGTTGTTGTTTTTGTTGATCTTGTAAATCGATAGCCTTTTTCGTTACATCGTACATACGAACTAAAACATCCCATAAATTAGAATTTCGGACGTGTTCATAATTACCAAATACACCAGATTCTGCCATCATGTATGCTGTGGCTTTTATTCCAATACCTGGACGTGGAGATTCGTAAGAATTCACTTCATTATCAAAGATGATAGATAAGTCAATTTCTTGACCCGAAATGAATACGGATGCAGAATTTAGATAATTCATAAATGCAGTAACATGAAGGAAGAATCCATAAACAATTCCGATATCAATATGTTTGAATTTCTCTACACGTTTTAATGAAGTTTCTTTGTTGTACTTTTCATTTTTCGGCAAAAAAAAGATTGCTAAAACTTTGTACATATTATCTTCGTCTGGGTATTGGAAATGGTCTAAGATTATTTCGACAGCATCTTCCCATTGTCCGTATGTATTTTTCAAGAAACCATCTAAAGGAGCATGATAATTCGTCACCCAATAACGGAAATTTGTGATTTTACGTTCACCTAAATGATTGATTAATTGAACGGAATTCGTTTCGCGATCTATATCAAAAAATGATTCGACAAATTGCGATAAAAAAGCAATGTTATTCCAATGATCCAAATCTTCTGCAGCCGTTCTGATTTTATTGGAAGGTTTCACATTTAAAATTGCATAAACAGCGTTAGATAAGAATTGATTCCAATCTATTTCTTTGGTATGAAACGCATAAGCTAATCGACAAATATCAATGTATTCGCGCGAATTACATTCGTTTAAATTCTCTGGAAAATAAACTTTTTTCTCGTGTCCAAAATATATTTCTTTCATCTTAAATATCAATTATTTTATCATTTTCATTCATACCAAAATCATAATCAATGCATTCATTAGTTTTGATTGGTTTTGGTTTTAAAAGACTTTCTATTTTTGAAAGTTCTATTTTATAATCTTTTTCAAAAGCTATTTTTAATACTCCAAATTGATTGGTTTCAGGTACTTTTTTTGCTTGGGATGTTTGGTTTTCTGCAACAAAATTTTGTAAAATTCCTTCTGGGAAAATAGTTGCTGAAAGTCGAGTAGAAGCCCATGATAAAGCATAATAGGCGCATGCAGCTTTTACATGATACAGAACTGTTTTATTAGGCACTGGTTTGTTCGTTTTTAAGGCTTCGAAATATTCGGACCATTTAGAACTTGTAAACCTTGGAATTATTTCTTCTTGAATGCATTTTTTAATCCCAGGAATTAATTTGATTAGTAAGTATCGAGATTCAATTTCGAAATATTCGTTGAATTCTTCTGTAGTTCTGAATAATGGATAAAATGTTTTTTTATATTCTTCTGAATTTTTCCATTTAATTTCATTTTCAATGATAGGATTCTTTTCGTCTAAGACTTCAATCAAATTGTCTAAGGCTTTGTAATATCGTTTTTCTAATTGTTTGTTGTCACGATCTATCATCCATTCGAATGCTTGCTTTTCATGTTCTGAAACTCGCATTCTGCGACCAGAATTAGTATGCGCAACATCATTATTGATAACATAATTACGATAAGCATCGACAGCAATAGGATAGGCAACTGCTGTGACTAATTCTTCCTGTTCATCAACTTCTTTGAATTCGAAAATGTTATCGTATAATTTCTGACCAATTAATTTGATTATATTCTTAGTTGCCGCATTGGCATCTAAAATTATATTTTCGAACGTAATATCTGAATCAATATAAGGTAGATATTGTTTTAATTCCTCGCTATTGTTGAATAGTAATTTCATAAGATTATTTATTAATCATTCGTTCTGATGGAGTGATGTCTTGTTGACGTTTTACGCCAACGTGATAAAATCCTAAGCGTAAATCTGTACCAGGGAAATTGGCACGAATAGCCTCGTTGTAGGCTTTTAGTGTAATCATTTCAGGAATCGTAACGTTCGTGTTCAAATGCGTTTGGTGCGCGTATAATTGTTCGCTTCCTGAATCTGATTTACCAGTTTGTGAAATGTTTCCTAAAGCAGAATGAATTCCAATTCCAGAACCAACTGCATAATCGGCACGTTGAGAAACTGCAATTTGTGCTTCGATAAAATCTTTTACATTCTGATCAATGGCTTTTATTTCCCATCCAAATTCTTTTAAATCAGTGCCATTATCATCGTAAAGTTTAATGGTATGCCACATTTTTCCAGAATTGTCGGCACCAGATAGAACTGTTGTAATTTGTTGAAATAACTTTCTGCGATATTCTTGCAACATCGAATCTTTATACTCGATACCTTTTACATCGCAATAATCTTTTAATTTTTTTTCTTTGTCATCCCAATACTTCTGTGGTGATTGAACATGAAACTTTAAGTTGATCGAGTTCTTTGTGAATGCTTGTAAGATAAGTGGTGTAGCAGTAGATGTCTTTAACCATTCTAACGAACCAAAGATATCTGGAACAGTATAAATGTCAATTCCAAATGTATATTCGTTGGAATAAACAATACTATTTTTAGATGCAAAAGGATTTTTTCGATTGTAAAGATTATATACTTTGGCTGTAGAATCGTTGTGATATTGATTGGCAAATGATTCTGAAACGACACAATGTGTGGGTTCTTTTTCACCAGCTAAATAACGTGTTGTTAATAAACCTTTGCGTGCTTTATTGATTGGAATGTGATCAATAGATGTAATAAATGAATTACCGAACAAACTACCTTTATTCAATTCATACTTTGATACACACGCTTCCATGTGGTTGTAATCAGTTGCTAACTTATTGATTTCAGTATTTGCGTCTATATGATCTAACCAATGATTGATCTCTTTGTCTGTTGCCCATTCTCTGATTAGTTCGTTACCATCAAATACTTCACGATACAATCGTGGACCTTGTCCCCATAAAAGATTCTTCTTCTTTGACAGTAAACCAGGTGCGATGTAATTGTTTTGAATAATATCACGAATAACAGTTGGTAGATTATTTCCATCGCCATATTGATAGATGTAATAATCTTCTAATTGAAGTAATGAGTTATTCCATTCCAAAGAATCTTTGGTGCGAACATCCTTCGGAGATTCACCACGAGGATCATTCATAGTAGAGAATGTTACCGCACCCATGTCATTGTACATCAACAATGCATCTTCGTGTTCTAATGTTTGTATCATAAGTAAACGTTTGCTTCGTTGAACTTCATTAACAATGAACGATGGAACTGTCTATTCTCATTGGTATCTAAATCTTTGTAAGCAACTAAAAACTTTGCTTTTTTAGATTGATCATTTCGATAGCCTTTGTTTAACGTTGCACGTTGGATAACTTTTCTTTCACCTTTCAACGTTATGAATTCAATACTGAATTCTATTTCATGATCAGTGAACTGTTTCATCCTACGTATAGCAGTCATGTAATGAATGTTCATAATCAAATATCGCATGGTATTGACACAAGATTATTGACACAAGTTTATATCAATATGATTGAAAATTATTTCAAACCCGCTGATAGAAAGGAATTCAGAGTATGTGTGTTATTATTTTAATGTGAATTTTTATGTTTTTTAAGAAAAAAGTAAAATTTTAGAATTTCGGAATATAGACAAACCCTCTAATAGTAAGGGATACAGACGAGTTGTCATATTTCTCATTTTTTTTGAGCCTTTCAACGTCGAAATCAAGGACTGAGCGGGTCGGTGTGCTTGTCCTCAGTCAACTTTTTTATTTTTTTTAAAAATCGAAATTTTATTGATTTTGAATTGATTAGCTTTTTTAGGTTTTATTTGAAGTGTATTTATTGAAGTTTTTCATATCAAAAGTAGGTTGTTTAGACTTATTCTAAGTAATTTAGGTAAAAGATTTAGCCACAAAAAAACCTCCAAATACTGGCATATTTGAAGGTTAAAATTTAGTAAGATTTTAATCCGCTAAAATTAAAATTCTATGTTGTAAAGATACAATTTTTATATGATTTCTGTATCAATAAATGTTGTAGAAGTGCTTATTCTTGAACTTGCAGTTGATCTCCAATCACGGCGCATTATCCAATATTTAAAAGCATCTGAAAAGTTGGTAGAATACATCGGTCTAAGATGCATTGCTAATTTTTCGGATGTTTTATTTTTATGGATTTTTGTTTTTCCTTTTTGGTCTTTTTTGGTGATGACTTTCGTAATCTCCAATGATGATTTTAACTCTTTGTTGAACTTACGATATATGCGTAATGTTGGAATTCCTGCAATACCTTCGTTCAACCATTTTGTCATGAAATAATATTCTTCATCCTGGTAAATGGTTGCTTGATTTTTCGACATCAAATTTACTTTCCATTTTTGACCAATTTTTGAAGAATATTCTTCGATGGATGTTTTGACATCTGTTGCCCAATCTCGATTGACTTGCTCGTATTGATTTCCTGAACGATCATAATACAGGTTTAAGATACGTTTTTCGTGTCCATCATAAAAATCGACAAATTTAGATGCTATTTGTGCTGTACTTTCTGGTGGTAGGGTAAAGAAATTTCTTAATGCATAAATGTAATTTTTATTTTCTTGACCTGTTACCATACTTATCATATCTCCAAAATCCATTCCTGCAGATACAGGTTGTTTTTTGTCGTAATATGGTTTTTTGATATGTTTTGCTAAGGGATTGAATTCTTCTTTCAAGGTATAATTTGAAAGGAAATCTTCGCGCAAACCATCGTCAAAAAAATGGTGCGGACCCAAATATGCATAAAACATTGCTCCTTGTGGAATAGTTGGTTTTAAGGATAGGATAGAGGTTTTAAATTCTTCTATACCTAATGTTTTCAACGAATCTTCGAAGTAACCTAAGGTTAAGATTTGTAAATTGGCCAAAGATGATCCAATTGCAAAGTAGGTAGAATCTTTACGCGCACGTCTCCATGCAATAGTATATTTTACAATTCTTTTTTGGATACGTTTAACGGCTAAATCATCACGATTTTTGTATGCTTTGAATAATTTCTTTTTATCTTCATTAATCAGATGTGATAAATTCAAAATTAATTTGATTTGCTCAACATCCATATTTTCTTCCTGTTGCATAATCCAATCATATTCTTTGTGCATTGGATTTGGCATATCGGTTGTAAATGAATGTCCACGATAGTAAACAGAATCACCGAAATTGGTATATTCTCCACGAATTGCAGGGAATAACTTTGCGATTTTCTTATCATCAAAATACTTTACTTCGTCTCCGAATAAATGTTGGTAGGAATTTCCTGCAGCCGATGATGGTTGAGCCAAAGAAACTATTTTGAAAAAGCATCCATTGTAAATAGACATTGTATGTTGAAAATCTTTTGGCGATTTGTATGGTTTTTCAAAATGTGCTGGTGGCCTTTCGTCCAACACATAATGCACACCTTCTACCCAGCCTTTACGGTTCCAACCTTCTATTAAAGCATCACGTACGTTCCCAATTGCATTTTCATAGGTATCAGCTACCCATGCAAAATAAGCACGTGCCATATCTTCCGAAATACGAATAGAACGTTCGGCTAAAATATCAGAGGACTTTGCTGTGGCACGTCCTGAAATTATATCAAGATTTTTCGGAGCGATTAAATCAATTCGCATTTTTAGCCACGATGCAAATCGACCTTCCACTAACGGATCATCAATCAGATTTGCGAACGTCCTCATGTTTATTTGGGAATAGTTTTAAAGGTTTTAACATTGCTTCTTCGTAAGCCAGTTCTTTTTCTTTTTCGGTAATACCTTCTAAAGAATCGATAAATTGGCGTACTTTTTCGTTGTCCTGAATGGTGTCTAATCCTAATTGTTTTGGATCATAAGAATATATTGCAAACATTCTTCCTGCCGCATCTGGATTAAGCTGTGGTGGATCGGCTTTATCTAATTCACGAATTTTAGCTACCTCAATCCAAAGCTTAGTTGCAGAAACAAAATCTTTCGTGTCTTTTGCCGCCATAATCGCTGCATTGATACCACGTTCCATTTTATCAGCAATAATATTTCGCCATGCCGATTTTGAAATTTCATTATCACAATAGAAAAATTCTAACGCTTGGTTATAATATTTTTTGGCTAAATAGCGCGATAAACCTTCGGCAGTAATTAAATGCTGAACGATATGATCTTCGCTACCATATTGCTCTATACGCAGATGCATTGCTCGAATTTTATCTAATAATTCGAGATGATTTAAAATATGTTGTTTATGTGCTGGAATGATATCATCAGGACCATACTTGCAATCGATGAAATCATAAATATCTTCTAATGTTATATTTTCTGTTTTCATCCAAAAAAGTGTTTTCTTATTTCGTCAACTCTACGAGATTCTTTGCTTTTTTCGAACTGAAAATTTGCTGATGTATCGCCTTTTGCTGCTTTTTCTATCATTGCATTGTTGATAGAATATTCTACAGCCATTCGTCCACGGTTGATGCAATCATACACGCGTGTTCCTTTTGTATTTGCCAACGTGATAAAGATATCTTCGTTAACATCTAAGAATTGCGCAATACGACGCAATGAGAATTGTGCACCTGCTAATTTTTCAAGTTGTTCGTATTGTTCCTCGGATAGGAAAAGCGGATTTTCGTGGAATGGCGTTGACATTTTCTTTTGGTTTTAGGTTTTCGAATGCTTCTCGGAGTTGTTGGACTAATTTTGGAAATTCCTCTCTTAACATCATTTGTTTGACATCTTCTGGATATGGTAATTGTGAAGAATGACTAAAATCTTCGATGGCTGAAATAGCGTTATGTAAATCAGTTAGATTTTGCATTACTTATTTTCTTCAAAAGACTTTTCTAAGTAATAAATTAATCCCTTTAACGAATTTTCACCAGTAGCTTGTTCAGTACCAATTTCTTCAAATTCATCTGGGTTTTGTAGATAATCATTTAACCAAACATCCCAAGCATCTGTAATTTGTTTTTTGTTGTAAACTTCATTATTAACAGATATAAAAATGTCTTTGTTTAATGTTTTCAAGTCATTAATAACTTCTGGAATAATATCCTTAAGTGCTTCAACAGAAATTTCTGTTGGCATTAAAGGATTTTTGAGATTAGCATCTATATTTTCTAATCTATCTATAATTGATTGAATGTTTTTCATATTAATTAGGAATTGGATGATTAAGAAATTTTATTTTCAGGAAATGTTTGCTTACCACGTAAAAAATCCGTGAATGGAATTTTATCGTCTTTTGCATTTAACCATCTATCAAATGCTTCTTCAACTTCATGTAATTGATACATTTTAATTTGAACTGTAGTAGATGCTATTTCTAAATCGTGATATTTTTTGGCTTTTAAAACATATTTTAATGTTCTTATTTGGGCTCTAATTTCAATAGTTTTTGTAAATAAATGTTGACGTTCGAATTGTGTTAAAAATTCATTGTCTCTTAAAGAATAGTTTAAATCTTTTAAATGATTTTCAAGTTCTTCTATTTTTTCATTAATAAATTCCATAATGATGTTTTTTGGTTTTTAAAAACCAACTTTTTTGAGGTAATCGCCAAAGTTGGAAATGAGTAAAAAAAGATATTTAAACAGGCAGGATTTAATTATTTGCTTTTTCTAAAGACTTGATGACAAGATTTCGTTCCAGTTCCAACGCTTCTATTTTAGCTTTTAGGTCGGTTACTTTTTCTGTATCCTTTTTCTTTTCTGCTTTTGTTAAGGCAGATTTAGCCACACGAATTTGACCTTTCAACGTTTCGATGCGTTGCGCCTTTTGTTCGGCAGTCATATTCTCAATTGCTTTTTTTAGGTTGTGCGTAGCAAAGATTTCGTGGTTCCCAAGAATTTTTCCTGTTTCTTGATAATATTTCAATTCTTCATATATCAATGAGTTTAACATATCAGCATCGGCAACACTTTGCGCAATTTCTGCACGTTGTTCTTCTGGTGTATTTGGATCGTCTAACGCTCCACGCCCAGCTACCATTTTATGGTATGCAGTGATTTTATCATTGACCAAAATTTTAAATTCTTCTGGACAATCTTCTGAATTTAGGAAAGGAAATTCTTGACGAATAGGAATTTCGTTATTTTGAGTTTCTTTATTAATATTTTCGTTCAACTCTGAATCTTCAACTAAATGTCTTGTACGATTTTGACAACCATTTTCGTCACAATAATTCATATTGCATTTTTCTTCTGGAGTTTCGCAAAATCCCCAAGGTTTGCGAATAGAATTATCATTGAATTCGTGTTGCACCACTTCTAAATCAGAAATTTTATAAACTTTTTTTACTTCGTAAATCAATTTAGAAAACTGATGTTCAGTAAAACCAAGACGATTAAAATTAGATTCGAAGTTGCGATCCTTTGATGGATTTTTTTTGTAGAAATCAAACAGTTGATTGAATTTCTCTGGGTGATCCAAAGTTGGATGTTTGATAATATTTAGAATCTCCGTTTTCATACGTTTTTGATTTAAATTTCCGATGAAAACAGCGATTAGAAGCTGACACAAAAAAACCGCTGATTATTCAGCGGCTTTGTTAGATTTTACTTGATCTAATAACCCAATGCAATAAAAGACTGCCATTTGTATGTCGGCTCTCTGATTTTCGTCCGTAGCAGAATCACTGCCATTCCAGTCCATGAAAAGCGTTAATAAATTACGATAGATAAAGTCTTTATCTTCTTTCGTAAGATCATTTAGCGGTTTGCTTTGTTGTTTGGCGTCAAGTAACATGTATGTTGAGTTTAAATATCGTAAAGCTACTTTTTGATTGCGACAAATTATGTCGTTAATAGATTTGAAAACTTATTTAAATTGAAACTATTTATTGTTGTTTTGAAAAGTATTTTTTGATTTTATTGAAATATTTTTCTGTTTTCTTTAGTTATTTTTTTAATATGAAATTGCTTTTGAACTTTATTCAAAAGCTTATTTTCTTTTTCAAAATAATCCTCATATATTCCAATATAAAGCTCACGTCCATATTTATTTAACGATTTTATGTAATTTTCTTTGCCTTGTACAATACCTATGATTCTATCCATCTGTTGAAGTTGATTATAAATCATATCATTAATATTTTTTGTTTCAACTATTAAAAATTGATATGAAAAAAACAATTCTTTAGCCTTTTCTTTAATATCATTCAGTTTTAATAAATCATCATCAGAAAAATCATCAACACCTTTACATTCAATAATAAAAGTAAATTCATTAATTTTTATAATCAAATCTTTAACCGCATTGAATTGCTCTTTAAAAATATGTTCTCTAATTCCATTTCTTCGATTTTTTAATGAAATCATCAAGGCTATAATAGAAATAGCAAACGCAGCAAATTTTATCAAATCTTCTAAATAAGTAAATATGTTAATTTCTTTCATACTTTGTGTTTTCTGTATAAATGCAAGTATATATAATCCGCAAAACGAAAAGTACAGAATTTCAAAACGAAATGTACAATAAAATCGCAAAACTTTCCACAAATATAAAAGCCGTTTAAAACAAATTTAAACGGCTTTTATATTTATTAATCTATTTTATTAATAAGGTAAATAAAAATCAAAAAAACATAGAATAAATAAAGTAGATAAAGTTATAAATAGAAAATCTTTAAATTGAAATCCATACCATAACCTTTTAGACTTCATAAATTTAAATCTACCAACTGTATTATCTAATATAAGCCACAAAAGACCTACACTAACAATAAATGTTGCTGTAACAGAGATTGCATTTAATAGGATATTCATTTCTTTTATTTTGATTATGTAAAAATATAAAATTATTTTGGTAAATCTTGATTTTTATCTACTTGTTTCATTAATTCTATCATTTGTTTTGGCTCTTTTATATCTAAACTGTCTTTATAATGATTCCAAATATCTTGAGTAATTGAAAGTTTTACACTATCCATTTTTTGCTCTGTAATTACTTTATTTCTTGTTTCTAAAAAAGTATTATAACTATCTATTAATGATGGAATACCACCAACAGTCAATGATAACTCTTTATATTTCAACCCTCCTCCAGTTAATAGTAACACAAACGCAGCTACACCAATTCCTTTTTTACTCAATGATTTAAAATCAATTTTACCAGGACTATTAATATTTATAGTTACTTCAAAATCATCAGACGAAACACCATCTATACTATAATATTCACAAAAATCATCTATTAAATCTAATAATTCATAACCAAGACCAAACAAATCTTTCGCCTTAATAACTTCTGCTTCTATCCTTATTACATTATGAGCTTCATCATTCAAAATAAACAAATCATTCAAAGAACGTTCAATTACTTCGGCATAATTACTAATATCTGTAATCGCTTGATGACTTGTAAAAACTTTATAAAAATACGGATCTAATTTAGTTCTTCGTAATTCTTTAATCCATTTTACTCTTTTTAATAATGGAAAATCAAAATCAAAAACTCTTTTTTCTTCAGTGTTTAGCACCGCTATATGATTTTCTGTTACTTCACCAAAACTTACGACTTCAGAGTTTGTTGAAGGTATTACAACTATATCTCCAATTTTTACTTCTTTAAAGAATTTATAAATTTGACCAGCAATTAAACCAATTTTTTGAGGCGTGATATCATTTTCAAAATCAATTGATTCATAATAATTTACTAATAATTGTTTAATTTTTTGTAAAGATTCTTTCTTATTAAAATCATTACATATTTGAGTAATTTCTGAAAGATTAATTTCTGAATGCTCTAAACCAACCATTTTATGCTCTACAAATAGATCAAATAAATTACCAGACTGGGTTCTTATTAACCAATATTTTTTATACTCAGGAATTGAAACAATATTATCTGATAATAGTTCAATAATGTCTTTTACTTGTAAATTGCTCATTTTTAGAATTAATTTTTGCAATATTAATAATAATCAATAATACAATATAATAAATGAGCCAATTAAATCTATAATCGGCTCACTATCGACATAATCATCGATATTATAATATTTCGACGAATACGTCGATTTTTAAATTAATTACTTATAATCGTTTTATCTACAAACTATTAATTAACTTTAATTAAATTAATACAAAAGGCATGTATTATGTTGATTACTCAGGTATTTAGGTTAGTTGGTATTGAATACCTGAGTTTTCTTTTTAGCTTTATTTTTTTATTTGTTTAATACCTGCCCAAACAACCAAGACACAACCAATTACCACATAAATCCAAATACTTATATCGGTTTTCTCCTTTTCTGTATTCGATTTAAAACTATCTAATAATAGTTGATCTCGTTGTGCTAAATCTTGTTGTAATCGAACAGAATAAATCGAATCAACTAAACTGATCACTTTATGAACTGAAATATCTTCATTTTTAGATTGTTCTTTCTCCAAAGCCATAGCGATTGCGCCTTGTATATCGAGTTCTAAGCCGTTTTCTGTTTGTTTTAATGAAACTTTACCTTTATCCTCATTCGTTTTACCAGCATACGTTAAACCAAGTTTTTGCAATAATGTTTCATTCTTAGAATAGTTTTGCAAATAATCATAAGTTGACTTTTGCAATTGGAGGTTCACAGATGAATCATTAACGATTGATTTTTCACTTTCAACCTTTACCTGTTCTACCTCCTTTGTTTTGCGTTTGGTAGCGCATGACCAAAATGTCAACGTCAACAAAATGGTGATGAATAAGAGTATTCTTTGTGGTAGATTAGTTCTCATATTATTTAGTTAAAAGTTTATAGTAATGTTGAGTTCTTTCGTAGCGTTTTTCTGCATGAACTTTTGCAGGACCATTTATTTTTGATGTAATTAAATCAGAAGTTTTACGAGAAATATCTGTCATCAAAGGATATACTTTTTTATCCTTTAAATAAATATCAAACGATTCTAAGTAGTAATTTTTCCAAAGGTTATCAGGATTATCCATAATAGATTGATCCTTTACTTTATTCGCTACTACTTGATGATTGTATCTTCCTGTTGTTTGACCTGCAGAATTTCCTCTAAATTTATAACCATCACCAATTTGAGTATTTCCAAGTGCAAGGTTTTTACTTCTATTTTTATCAGCGTAAACCTTATTAAAAATTACAACCTCATTATAAGCATCTTGCTGTGCTTCGTCTGGTCGATTTTTATAATAGGAAAAATATTTTTTTAATTGAGTTTCGGAATACCTTCCATTTTCTCTTTTCAACTTGAAATCAGAAGTTTCTACACTTCCTTGTCCAAGAAAATAAGCTGTTTGAATATCTGTTAATCCAAACACTTCTTTAATTTTTGTTGCTGTTTTTTTACCGATTATTCCATCTGGAAACAATCCGTATTTTTTTTGAAAATCTACTAACATAGTTATTCATTTTTATTTTTTAATTCTTCAATCAATTCTTTGTTTTTTAGAATAATATCAAGCAATTGTTTTGCTGATTTATCTACCATTCTTCGTTGTTTTTGATCTGCTTTTTCACGAATAGATATACCTTCAGTAAGTAGCAATGCTAACATCATAAGGATTGTCATAATTGGAAGGTTTAATATTTCGATGTACATACCAAAAGGATTGAACATATCTGCGAATAGAAATAAAAGCATCAAGGAATAGTAAAATGTCATTTTCTCAAATGTTTTTCGAATACCGTAAGAATGAGTGTACTCTCCTAATGATTTACTTTTTCGTATGCCAAAAAATAAATCGATGCCGACAGAAATACCAACCGCAACCCAGCAAGAAAATATTATTTGAAATTCTAATATAATTTGATCAAAGTCGTGTTTTATATAATCTAAAATCATCTGTATTTTTTTAGTGAAGTTTAACCACCTCCGAAAAGGTGGTTTTTTTATAATAAATTACCCAATTTTTCCAATGATATATCCACCAAAATTTGGACGTGGATTTTGATTATCATGATAAGGAAGTTGCACTATTGAATTAATTTTTGTGCCAGTTGTTTTCAGTCGGAAATTATATGGCAAACTGGTAGGGTCTAATTCACAAATAAGGGTTATAAATTGATTTAATTCAACATTAGCTTGAGCATTTCGCAAATAAATCCAATCCTCGTGACCACTCCCCATTTCTCCAACTAATATATAAGAACACCCTTGGTAAAAAGTATTATCCAAAATCAGTTTAGAGCCAGAAATTTGATTGGGCGAATTGTGCACAAAAATAGCAGGTTGATTATCATTTCTAATGAAAACACTATCAGATAAATCAATTGTTTGATTAGGTTTTATCCCAATACCCACACAATTATTAACTTCCTCAGCAGTCCTATTAAATATTACTTTCATTCTTACATTTTCAAATTTTGGATAGTCTATATGTGCACAATATTTAATATTTCCACGAGCTTCAATAGTTAAGTTTTTAATATCAATATCATCTGTAACATATACAACGTGTTTAAAATGTTGTGGCACTTCGTTCAAAGGCTTATTAGCCCATGCGCTCACAGAATAATCAGAAGGCGTTAATCTCGTTGATAAACCATCGTTGTAAATTACAGTATCAAATAAATCTTCTCCAATAATTTCAACATTTTTTTTACCTCTTAAATCACACTCTTGCCATTCTCCTTTAGGAACAATAATTCTATATCGTTTTGTATCTGAAGCGTCAACAATTGAATCTTGCATCTTTCTAATTAAATTAAAGTTGACACCATCAGTGACTATTCTTTTTTCTATTACAATAGATTTTTCTTCATATCTTGGAATTATTTTAAAAAAATAATCTTCATAAGAAGTGCTAACTTCCCCCTCTTCAAGTTGAAAAGTATCTGGATTATTATTGTCAGACACTCTTATATAGTAAGAGTTGTTTGTAGGAGTGATTAATTTTTGACCAGCTTCGCCAATACCTGAAATAAAATTTTTATTTTCATCGTAAAAACAAATAAATGTAAAACCTTGTCCTCCTATATATTTTTTAGCAGAGTCTATTTGAATAAAATCTGATGTCCAAAAACCTTCCGAAGGTGTTAAATTCCCATTTGACGTGTTTAAATATTGATTAGGTGTAATTGTAGCTTTATTAAATTTATTTTTTGAGCTAATTTCAAGGTTAAAACTTTTTTTAACATCTTCGATTTTTTGTTCAACTTCAGACAAATCCTGCATTGGCATCTCCACACTTTGCAAACTGAAACTATTTCCACTTTTAAAAATAAAACCAAAGTTGTTTTCGGGTAAAATAACATTTCCAAAGTTGGTGTAGGTGCCAGGTTGTGTAACTAAAAAAACTTTGTCGCCTACATCTGTAGGAACTTCTGATGAAGGTGTAAGAGTATCGGTATAAATACCACTTGCAGCAGCTAATATTCTTACATCGTGTAGAGAGAGAGTTTCAGCATGGTTTTGTAGCACTTCTACAATGCCATTCATTTCATCACTGGTTTGTGGAGAACCAAATATTTTTGGTAACCAATTTGGATATTTAATTTCCATATTTTTATTTGAAAATTAAGGCGTTGTCCCTAAAAACAAACTGACGCAATTAAGCGTCAGATGTCCATTTGTGTTGAAAACGTTTTAATTTGGCTGGTGATTTTTTGTAACGCATATACATACGTTCTATCGATTCTAAAGTATGTCCGTGTTCTTCGAGATCATAATCGTGCATGTACTGGCGAATTCCTTCTTTTATTTTTCCGTTTTTCTCAAAACCACGTAAATAGGAATTAAGTGATGTTCGGAAAATATCTTCTAACATGTGGTTGAGATCATCAATAAATGGTTCGGGTAATTTCAAGAAATGATTGCGGCCATCTATATACTGATACACGCTTGCTGTATATTGTTTATTTGCCAAATCTTGTACTTCGAAAACCATGTTGTAAAAACGTTTTGTTTCTGGGCGTTCGGCTTTTTCGCACATTGAACGGATATAACGTCCAAGGCTTGATTTGAGATCAATTTTAACTCCTTTTACTTTTTTACCTGCAATTGTGTATTCTTTACCTTCGAAAAAATCGTAAAGAACTGGTATTAGTTCTGGGCGAATAGTTGTTTGGATTAATGTACTCATGCGAAAAGTTTTTAAGTATAGATAAATGGATAAGTGAACGTGTAACCTGTATTCACAACATTTTTGATAGATGCTGGAATGATAGATCGCGAAACAAATTTGGCTTCTGTAAAATTGAGATCAGATGAAAAACTAAGTTTTGGTTTTCGGTTTTGTTTGACATCATTTCTACCAATGATAATCTCTGATCCATCGGATAATAAAAGACCGATAAGTTTTACTTTTTTTAGAAATTCTGATTCTAAGGCGTGTTCGTCTGTGTTGGAACGGTAACTGAATTGTACACTTTGGGTGTAAACGCCACCAGAACGAGTTTCTTCATAGTCTTGGTTGAATGATAATGATGCTCTGTTGTGTTTTTTTTCTGTTGGAGTAGAAGCGATTAATGATTTGTAAAATCCTTTTTTGGTAGTTGAGTTTTTATCTGTATCAACTAATATAGAAGCTATTTTGTTGTCTGTATATAAATTGACTTTACAAACTACTCTAAGATGTCTATTTTGCTGATTCATAAAAGGAAAGGATTTGTACAAATATAAACAAAAAATAGACACTATTCTTAATAATGTCTATTTTTTGTTTATGAATAATTATAAAAAACCACCTTTTGATTCTATATTGATTTTAACCTTATTTTGAATATTAAAAACTTCAATCGCTATATTTCCAATTATATTAAGTTTTTCGGCAAATTTCATCATTTCCATATAGGTAAATTGATTTTCTTTTATATAGTCAATAATAAATTTCATGTATAAATCTATTGAAGGAATGCCTATCATTAAATAATAATTGAATCTTTCATTAATTTTTTCTAAACTCCAATTTGAAGATTTTTTATTGAAAATTAAAATCAAATTATACGTTTCTAAATTTTGTTGAAAGTCTTTTTCATTTGACAACACTTTAATATTTAAATATTGCTGTTTTAGTAGTTTTCGTGTTTTTATTGAATCAATGATTGTTTGAATTATTTTTTTCATAAACTAAAGTTTTATATTATACTCTTTTGCGGTTCTATTTACAACTGCATCAAACTTATTTTCTACTTCTTGTATAAATGTTGTCGATTGTAACAATGGTTGTTCAAATGCCATTTGTGTGTGTTGTTCTAATAATTTTCGTAGTTGTGTTGCTTCTTCCGAATCTACTCTGGCTAAATCCATTTCGTATAGCATTGCGTTTGATAATACGGTCATTTTGATCAGGAACTTATTTTTTTCTTTTTTTGTCATTGGTTTATTTGTTTTTGTTTCATTTTCAAATTCGTTGCGTTAATCAGGTAGTTATAGCCAATTATATTGAAAGATTTTTTAAAATAAATTCCTCTGTAATATCTTGACCATTTTCAGCGTATTTAATTAATGCATCTATTGGTATATGTGTGTCATTATTTGATTCAGGGGTAAATCCAAAGCCATCTCCCATTAAAAAATCACACTCACCAATTATTCCAGTAAAATCAGAAATGAGCATTGCTATACCTTGTCGTGCTGATGATAATTTCCTTTCAGCATCATGAGCTTTTTTTAATTCTTTCTTTAGTTCGTTTATTTGTTTTTTTGTAAGTATCATTGTCTTATAAAATAACTAGCTATAACACAAGTTTTACGCTATGGTGGCTAAACGTATATCTTGTAGTTTGTGCCTTTTTTAATGTTATTGTTTATTTTAAAGTTTTGTGCCTTATTTACCACCACATCGTAAAGCTTCGGAAACGTTAGGCGAAATGATGATAAATATATTCTATCACAAAACCATCTCCATCTCTCTTTACACACCAACTCCAATTAGGATGATTACACCTATTTTTACTAGCCGTATAATATTTGCAATTTTGACAGCTTTTTCGATCACCACTTCGCCTAACATCAGTTTGGCTAGATGCGGTTTGAGCGCTATTTTTTGACATATTGTTTAATTTTAAAAGTTTGTGTTTATTTTAAAGTTTTGGCAAGGTTTCCGCACTTCGCTAAGCTATTTACTGTTTTCATTTCTTTTCTAATTTTCTAAAGTTTTCGGTTTTTGTTGATGAACAAAATCTCTGTAATATTTACTTCTTAAATCTCTATTTTCATTTCTCAGAGTTTCTATCCATTCTTGATACGTTTCATTACGTGCTTCTAAATATTTTATTTCATCTCTTTGAGATTTTATAACTTCCATTCTCATTTTATTATCGCTGATAAATAAGATTAATAATAATCCTAAAATCACTATTATATATATTAGTATTACTGGTACATTCATTATTTCTCAATTAAAAATTCTTTTATTTTATAAAATGCTACTTTTCTAAGGAAAGCGTGCATATCTTTTCGTTCTTGGGTGTCTGATGTCAATTCGATGACATAACCGTATATGAAACTTGTTACTTCCGATACTTCGTCAATGGATGTGCAATCGTCAATAATCAAAATCACTCTTGCTTGTTCTACTAATGTTAACATGCGATGTCAGTTTGTGGTTCTTCTTTTTCTAATCCCAGATCGCCATATAATATTTCTGTATTATGAGATTCGAATACATAAATCAAATTGGCTTCTAAATATTTTCGGAATAATTCCATATCCAATTTTTCGTTCATTAGGATAGGACCATCGTAACAATCAAATTCTTTTAGGTAAATGAAAAACGGAAAGTTTTCGCGTATAACCATCTTTCTCATGTTGTTATAATCAATAGACTCCTGTTTGAAATCCTTTGATTGTGCTAATCTTAAATTAATTGTGGCTCTTTTCATGTCTATTATATGTGAAAATGTCTAAAAATTGTTTCTATTAAGTGAAAAAATAAAATCGTTTTCCAACAATCCTACAAAATTGATTTACAATATGTTAATTACTTAATTAGTTGTTTTAGTGTTGGAAAGTGTTGGAAAACAAAAACAATTTCCAACGTATTCCAACAAATCCACAGCTTTTCCAACATTATTTTTATATTTAATTTATTTAAAATCAATATTTTACTCTCTGTTGGAAATGTTGGAAAAAAAAATGTGTCATTTGAGAAATTATTGACGCAATTTTTTATTCTAATTTCTTTGTTAGAATGGTAAATCATCTTCTACTTCTTTATTTGTTGTGTCAGAATTCGCCGAAACTTCTTTATTATTTACAAATAAGTCTGGGGTCACAGGGGTTGGCATCGCTTTCGAACGTTCTTGTATATCCACAGCATAGGAAATTGTATTTCTATCTTCTGGTTTCAACTTATCCATATCAAAACTCAATGCAGATGTATTGGCACCTTCTGAGAAACGAACTGAATCGTGTGCACCGATAAATGCATTATCTTCTTTCATTGCTTTGCGTAATTCTGATTTGTTTGGAGCGGTTTGATCAAATGTGCGGTACCAATCTTGTTGAATTCTTCCGTATACAAATGAGAAGTTGAAATAAATCGTAGAACCGTCTAATTTGAAATCTAAACCATGCTTTAAATATGCTGGCGTTGACATGCGTAAACATGATGCGAACAATTGCCAGAATTTCTGAATTACAGATTCGTTTTCTATTCTTCTGCGTTGTGCTGTAACCATATCGTCAAAATGAGATAACATTTCGTCGCGTGTAAAAGGAAAATGTATTTCGTTGTGGAAAATCTCGTACATGGCAGCAATAACAGCATGATTTGTTGCGATACGCTCTGGTAATCCTTTGAATGATTTTCTTTTGGCTAATGTTGATTTGTATTCACGAAATTCACGTGTAAAACGTTCTTCAACCAGGTGACGTTTCAAGATGATGTCGACCATGAAATGTGATACACCTTTTTTGATCATATCATCTAACTTGTTGAAGTTTTGTTTGGCTTGTTCGTCAAAGCTATTGACTACCATTTCTTCCCAAAGCATACGAATAATCAATGGTTCTTCCGTTGGACAATCATTTGATGTTACTAATGGAGCCGATAGAATTGGAACTTCGTCAGAAGAAACGCGCGAATCTAATGTTCCGAATTTATATCCGTTCAAATCCCAAAGTCCTTTCAACATTTCGTTTGTTTCCAGATCACCATTACGGTATTCTGATAAGTGGGTAATAACATTCGCAAATTGAGCGAACTCACGAATTTGTGCTTTACCTGTAGATTTTTTAGATGACAGGGAAATTACAGATTGAATGTCACCAAAAAATGAACGTAAACCTTGTGATAATTGATCCTTTCCAGAAGAACCAGGACCGAATAAAAATAACAATGGAAATGCGCTGATTTCTGATTTCACGATATCATGAAAAGCAGCTGCGAATAAAAATAGGATTCCTGTAATGGCATGATCGCGGTGTACTTTTCGTAATTGTGCTAAATATTCGCCCAAAGTAAAATCTCCCGATTTCACGATAAAACGCTTTTGTGAAATGTAACGTGTTGGATTATTTCTATAAATCCCATTCGCTGATGGTACATAGAATGTTGTATCGTTGTAATGAAATACACCATTTTCATCCATTTTAACGCGTCCAGTTCCTGGAATAGTCACTTCGTTATTCCAAACAAAAAAACCTTCTGGGTTCCATCCCAAAACATCTACAGCACGACCTGTGCCCATAGAATCGAAAAGGAAATCTTTTAGATTTTCTAAATGATTTGAACGCCCTCTGAAACGGTAATTACCTTCTCTGTCAAGCATCTTAATAAAAGTGCCTGTGTTTTGCATTGAATCTGCAGGCGCATCGAAAATACGTTCTACACCTTTTTTGTTACGAATACGAAATAGTTTCTTTGGATATTTATCATCATTCATGTGTTGAATGATTTCAATTTCGAAATTAGAAATCGATTTAAAGGTATCTAATTCGTCATTGCGTTCGACTAACATCCAAATTTCATTTTCGTGTTGAAAGAAATTGTATTCGCGAATCATTGATTTGTATTTCGAAATGTCAACATCTTGCAACTTTACTGGTAAGTCATACTCAGAAAGATTGATGTTTTTGCGTTCTATTTTCTCTGAATCTAAATCTTTGATGATTTCTTTGATTAATGTTTTAGAAAGCTTTGAGGCTTTCTGTAACATTTCTGTATAGATTTCGCGGTGGCTTTTATCTTCGATAGTCGAAAGAACACGCGAACATTTTTTAACGCCTTCTGCTTTTTCGATTGGTGTATCGCCAGTAATCCAATTTTCCATCAAATAGGAAAATCCGTTCTGAATATATCCGTTATCACGTAAATGTTGTTCTAACTTTTCATCTTTATTTAAAACAGTTTTGCGAATAAAATCATCAGGATCTAATTTGTTAGGAAGTAAACAAACTTCGACATTAAAACCTTGTGCAAACAATTTTGGTACATTTCGAAGAATTGCATTTGTTCCAGCTTCATCGCCATCAAAACAAACAATTGCTTTGTGTGCAAATCGTTTTACTTTCTTGATTTGACCTTCTGCTAATTCTTTTCCGTATGGTGAAACAGTATTTGGAATTCCATTTTCTTGCCATGCAATAACATCGTTATAGCCTTCTACAAACCAAACTGTATTGGTTTTTGCAATAGATTTTAAAGCAAAATTAAGTCCGTATAGTTGAGAACTTTTGTTGTAAAACTCTGTGTTCGCAGGATTCATCCATTTTGTTTCGTCACCATCTTTTAATGATCGTGATGCAAAACCAATCATTTCGCCACGTTCGTCTAAAATAAGGTAGGTAAGACGTTCCCAAATTTTATTGTTGTTCTTTTCGTTGATTAAATTTAGTTCGCGTCCTGGTTCTACCAAACCTTTAGGAGAAAGTAAATTGTATAAAAATTTTCCACCTGGTGCATAACCAATTCCCCAATGTTGAATTTGTTCTTCTGTATAACCACGTTTTGCGATTTCTAACCACGCAGCATGATCTTTTGGTAATAAATGTAATTGTTCTACGAATTGTTTTTGAGTAGCTTTTAGAATAGGACGCAAATCGTCCATTTTCTTTTTCTTTTCTTCGTATTGCTGAGCCGATGCAGAATCTTCGTATTGCACGTCCATTACATAGAATTTCGCCAATTCGCGTACAGCTTCTGGATAAGTGAAGTTGTTTTTCTGCATTAAATACGTAAATACATTTCCACTGATATCGGCAGATTTATCAAAGAACATTTGTTTGGTTGGCGAAACAATACAAGAAGGTGTCTTTTCTTGTTTGAATGGTGATAAACATGTCCAGTTAGCACCTTGTTTACTCATTTTATTATCACGTGAAAATACTTCTACAATATCAGTTTTAGAAAGTAAATCGTTGATAAATTCTTCTTTGATTAGTGACATAGTTTTAGCGGATTTTAAAGAAATAAATAAGAATGATAATTAATAGGATTGCTGACAATCCTATTAATTTAAAAGTTCGGTAATCGTTGTTGTCGTAGTTGTGCATGGTGGAGATTATTTACTTGTCAACCATTACTACATTGCAGTTTTCACAACGCACCCACGAAATATCAGATTCATCAGAATCAATATTTTTATCAATACCTATAAGAGATTCTGCGAAACAAACAGAAATGATTGAATAAATTTCACCATTATATTCTACTTTCATTCCAGAAGTGAATTGAGTTCTTTCAAATTGAGTTATTGTCATTTTATTTTGTTTAAAAATTTTTATTAAAAAGGTAAATCGTCTTCTGCGTTATCACTTGGAGGCACATCATCTGGAGCGGGTGGAGTTGCTGTAGAAGATTTACGTTCTAAAAAGTCAATTTTATTGACACGCATTTCTAAAACTGGTTCTGCTTTTCCATCTTTTATATATGCCGATGCAAAGGCTTCTCCTTCTACATAAATACGATCTCCTTTCTTGATGTATTTAGCTAAATCTTGAGTTTTTGTGTAGCGTGTACATCGAATCCAAGTCGTATGTTCTTGTTTTTCGCCCTGTGCGTTTTTCCACGTTTTTGTAACAGCAACTGAAAACTGAATTGATAATTGATCTTTACCTTCGAAGAAATGTAATTTAGGATCGTTTCCTACATTTCCGATAATTTGAAATTTATTGATTGCCATTTTCTAATTTTCTTTTTTTGTTAATTCTATTTTTTCTCCACAAAAACAACAAAATGTTGGAATAATAGAAGTAGTTAGATTTCTTGGTTTTGATTGAGTGCCATCTTTCTTTGTGAAAGTATATTCCATATTGAATATATTCGGTAACACAATTTCGTTGTGTTCAATTAAAAATGATTCATTTTGAAACCCATCTTTATATCCATTTTTTGTAAAATTTTTATCAGGATTTCTTTCCGCTATTTTTTCGAATAAGAAATTTTTCTTTTCTATAATACAATTACACATAGTTTTTTAATTATTTAGGTACTCCGTACGCAATTATTTTTTTCTTATTATCCATTGCGAATAATGGATAGAGATACGAGCGTTTTTGACGTGCATATTTTTCTGCTGGTTTAACATCGAAGAATATCTTAGTTCTACCGTCTTTTGCTCTATCTGTAACTTCTTTATCGTTTTCTGTGAAGAATCTCATTGTTGTCTATTATTTGGGTTTTTGTTAATATTTTGTTTAGGTTTAGTCAAAAAAATATCGCTCCAAATATGTTTTATTTGAAAAGTTTGACCACATTTTCTGCAACGAAATACTTCGTAATCGATATCCCAAGAAATGACTTCAAAATGTTTCATTTTTTAATTCTTCTTTTAAAACTTTTTGTAATGCAGGAAGAATTTTTTCTGCAAATCTTTTACAAGCTGCTTCGCATTTTTGAGAATAAAGAATGTATGTGTTTCCTTGATACATTTTCTTACCAAAATATTCTACATTAAGACTACAAATAAATTCTCTGAAATCTTTATCCCCAAAATGTCGCCAACCAAAAGATAAGTTTCCCCAATCAGTTACAGATGCAAACATTCCATCTGATGTTAAAACTATTTGTCCTAACCAATTACCTTCTTCATTATATAAGGTATATGATTTTGCTATTATGTTTTTTTTACTCATTTCTATAATTCTTGATTATTAAAAATTTCTACCCATTTCATTAACCAAGCATCTATAGCTTGAAATTGTGCATTTGTTTTCATGAAGCCTTTTTTTGTTTTAAATCATTATGAACTGGATGAACACGATCAACTATTTCACCCATTATTAATTCTTTAGAATTTTCAAGAAATTCAAATCTTTCTAAAACTTTACGTGTAGATTGCTCTACGTTAAATTTCTGTGTTCTTTGTAGAATTTCTAACACATTCCATGCGCTTGAAAGTTCTTGTGTTGTGATTTTTTCTAAACTCATTTTTGTTGAATTTTTCGTTAAACTTCTTTTTTATATGTTGTTAATTGCCTCTTAATTGGTGTGTATGATATTGTACTGAAAAGCGAAAATTGTCAATTCTTGTTTGGTTGAAATTTCAAGTTTTTCATATAATACACGTTTTTTTAGGTGGAGAGTTCCCAAAGCGATTTTTAGTTCCATTGCAATGACATCGTTCGTCATGTCGGTAACTAATAGCTTTATCAATTGAACTTCATCTATGGTAATAGGTTGATGATGTATTTTTATATTTTTACAAACTAATCCAGCAGTTTTGCAATTAGTTCTTATTGGGCATTCCCAATATTCACCTTTTTGTACTCGACCAGATGCAGTGATGTCTGCATTAAAGTCTAAGCCACCATATCTGCATTTTGTAAATTGTTCTACTTGCATTTGTTCATTGTTTGGATGCCAGTCCATAAGTGCCAAATGAGCGTCAATATCTTTATACATTTCATCTTTCAACATTTGATATATAGTTGAATCTATTTTTGAGAATGGTAACATTTTACCATTTTGAATAAATGTTAGAGTTTCACCTGTTGTGAAAAACTCTATTTCGGAATTGATCATTCCTGGATAAAAATTTTGTTTAATCATAGCGGATTGTCTAAATTTTGTTTTTATGTCTAAATAACGGTTAAGTAAAGACAAAAAAATTATTCAGCTTCTAACAGCTGTTTATTCTTCTTGTATAATGTTTGATTTTCTTTTGCCAGTTTGATCAAACATTCTAACATTTTATTATCAGTTGTTTCACCAGTTTTTACACGCCATACTTTTTGTTTGTTTGCATCCGTATATTTTATCTTCATTCGTTTGCAAACTTCCTTTCGGTATCTTGTTGGTAAAAACCGAAATAATTCGTCTAATTGTTCTTTATGCAAATACATAATATTAATGTCTATTTTTTGTTTAGATTTGTATTGTTTTGTTATGTTTTGTTATACAAATGTAAACAATTATTTACATTGTAAAACAAAATGTAAAAATATATTTACAATTAAGAATCAATCTAAATAATTTTATGAATGTTTTTAAAGAAAAATTAGAATACCAAAGGCTAAAAAATGGTATTAGTAAAGAAGAGTTGGCAGATAAAGTAGGTATAACTCGCCAAACTTTGTACAACTATTTAGCTGGACGAAATCCGAACTGGGAATTTTTACAAAATATTCAAAATGTATTTGAAGATATATCTATGGATTATTGGATAAATGATTCTATATCGATGTATGATGATCATGTAAAATTTTCGAATAAGGCAAATGTTGTAAATGAAAATATTGATAATTATACTCAGGAAGTTAAATTTTCTATCATCAACAGAAAACTCGATACAATTTTAAGAATTATAACTGACCAAAAGGTCGATAGATAA